CTGATGGTTTCACCGGCCATTTCTCTCCTTCAATATTTCCAACGCCGTATAAATATTATCTGCGTCATCCCAAAATTGTTGCGGAATCCCAGTTTCAATTGCCAGCAATGTCAGAAGATAATTTATGCTTCCGACGCTATGGCTTTTGGGTCTTGGTTTTCCACTTCAACGTCTGCGACGGTATCCATCCAAATTTCAAAAGACTTAACTGGTTTTCCAGCTGCTTCTCGTTTCATAGCGTTGTATGCCAAGAATAAAATATCCCAGACACCGCCCAAATCGTTAAGCGACTTACCAGTAGCCTTTTCCCATTTAGCGTACTCCGGCGGTTGGGCCACATAAGTAGCTTCGTCGCCGGAGTTATATTTAATTGTAATTGCTGATTTCATAGCTCCCGATGCTCCGATTTCTTAACTAAAAGTTTCTGTTGGTGTTCCAACAACGGTGAAAGTCCAAGTATCAGTAAGAGCTCCGGGTGCTGCTCCACCTGCGCTTGGGAAAATTGGAAGTACGTTGAAAGCGAACACCGCACCAGTAACGGCAGTGAAACTAACCGCTAAAGTCGTGTTGGGTGCTGCTTCTGCGTCTGCCCACATTGCCTCGAATAGAGAGTCTGTAGCTCCCCAATCTTGAAGCAATTCTATTGTGAAAGTCCATTGTCTATCTACGGACTTGTATGCTCGACCATCAAGAGTTTGATATGTCTCGATAATGGTTTCCGCCGATAGGGTCGCTGAAGTCGCCTGAGCATCGAAGGATCTAGTATCCAACGTGAAAGTGACATCGCGGCCAGTAATTACTGTCGTTGCCATTTGTTCTCCTTAAGAAGTTTGCTCGTAGCGGACGCTCAAGCGAATGTCTGAGACGAGTAGGTTAGTCGTCCCAACTTGAGTGACCGAAGGTCTTTCGACCACCGATAACTCGTACTTGGAGTTGTTTAGTGCTCCAAGAATACTAATAATAAGTTGTTCAAGATTATCCAATGATGCTGGGTTCGATAAGTAAGCTACACAAGCCGTTATTGTGTAATTTAAGCGAACGTGCGTTTTCGTTTTGCCAATTAGTTCCAATTCCATATACGGAGAATCCGGAACGATAACTACTGCTGGAACGATAGGAGCTTCTGGAACGTGATCGTAAACGTTTGCGGTGACATTAGCTAAAGCCGTTTTAATAGCGCCGCGTACGTCGGTTGCAATTGTCGATGCGGGCATCAACCCACCATAGTTTCAATGTCAAGATATGGCCCTAAAAGCCCAGTCACCTTGGCAAGAAGATTTTTAGACAAACGATAAGGGGTTACTGCAAAATCGATTCCTTCGATGGCTCCACCTGCGGCAGTTCTAGCTTGAAAGATTTCAACGGAAATAGCCAAAACCGCAGATTCGACATTGGGATTTCCAACGTAGGTCGAGAGCCCAGATAACGCAGCGTTTCCGGCCGGGATAATATTTTTTTCCAATATGTCTGCATTTGTGATTGCGACGGTAAATACATAATCGGTAATTTCGTCATCTGTTACTGTGTGAGTGCCATTGAAAGGTGAACCGCATCCAGTAATGATAACGGATTGGCCTTGTGTAAATTCGTGTATGGTAGCGGTTTCAAAATAGGCCACATTATTTTCAAGTTTGACTTTATTGATTTTGCTTTGAAATGTAACGAGCATTGGAAGAATCAAATTTTCGCTTGTGTCAACAATGTCGTTTAAATAAGCATCCGAATAAAGGGATGACGAGACGCCGAGAATAGTTCTCAACTCTGTGGCCGTAACAATTGTCGGCATCTCGTTTCCTTTCGATCTAAGGGGTTAAGCCCAGCTCGGGAGCGGACTGGGCCTAACTATTGGGTTTGATTAGTTCTTGTTAAAGTGGCAAGAACCGTTAGCGACCTTGACGGCAAGAGCGCCGTAGCCGTAGTAAGCAACCTTGACTTGACCAGTCGCGATGGTGTCAGCGCGTAGCTGGAAGCGTGGTGATTCATACCAAGTGTATGACTCTGGATTGATTACGAACATTGAGCCATCACCAGTGGTATAGGTAAGAGCTGAAAGTGAGCGAGATACGTAAAGGTCAAGACCAGCTACGTTTCCGCGGAGTGAGGTTGGGCTTACAGTTCCGCCAGCATTTTGTGGGTTGGAAGCTGTATAAATAGGGCGACCGCCATCGTTGTAACTCATAATATTCGCCCACTGTTCTGGCGAAACTACGATATTGCGAGCAAATCCAAGGCTTGAATCATAAACCTTAGACGCTGCTTGAGCAACGTATCCGAGCAATCCCGCAGCTGTGTTGTCTTGAGCTGTTGCGGCGAGTTGACCAGAAGAAATGATTAGATTTGTAACGTATTTATCGGTTTCCTTTGCGTAAGCAAATTCCATTTGACGTACGAGCTCTTCAAAGAACAATGGTGAAGAACGATCCAACAATTCCACAGAAAATTCCTGACCGCCAGCGAACTTCTTTACTGAAACGGATAGGAAAGAGCTTGTCATTCCGGTCTCTCCGATAGCGCCTTCCTCGGCAACTTCGGCAACTGTTGGAACAGCTGTAATCTTTGGGATTTCGAATGTCATACCGGCAGCAGGAAGAACTCCGCGGCTAATTGCATCGATGGAACCGCGATCTGCATTGGAAAGCGGATTAATAACTTCTGCAAGCTGAGGTGTTGGAATCAAGCCGGCATTGTTTGTTGTAGTGTCATCAGCAGCGCGGACGTAAGCGCGAGCGTCGTCGTCGCCAAGAGCAGCGCGGATGGTGTTTTCTAGATATTTCGCCTTTGTGAACTCAAGGCGAGGAGCGGTGTAGAACGCTGGGCGTGCTGCCGAGACGGTCTCCACCTTAGCTGCTTCTACCGTTTCTTCGGCAGGAGCAGGAACGGTAGTGTCAGACACTTGTTCTCCTTCGGTTGGGTTGTCTGCTTCAGCGGTTGCCGGAGCAGAATCTTCTTTGGGTGCTTCATTTTCGGATGCAGCTACTTCACTGACTCGAGCTGAATCAATTGCTGGGTCGGTGACTAGTGAAACTTCGTCGAGAGTTGCAGAAGTAATTTGCATTACTCCTTTGTTGTTTACCCACTCATTAATTTGAGCGCCAACACTAAAACCATCCCTTAATCCTTCGGTGGCTTCGATTAAAGCATCTTCTCCGGCCATCGTGTTAGCGATTTTGAACGTTGCCACTATTCCGTCCTTGGTTACTTCGTGAGCTACCAATTTACCAATTGGACGAGTCCGATCGTGTTCCAATAGCAATTTGACGGGCTTCATTTCAATTGAGTCAGCCGCAAAAACTGTTGGCCCAACAGAAGTGTTGCCTTGCTCATTCCAAGTAACAATAGTTCCGCTGATTGTGCGCTTAATTGTGTCGGCCGCAGTAACGACCATTGGCATTTTGATTTTCATCGGATTAGATCTTCTTCCTCTTGAATTTGCTCAACGCTCATCGCGCCAATGCGATTAAGGATTTCATAAACCTGCGCTCGTTCGAGAGGATTGCCGCGCAGGAAGTCATCAAGGTCAAAACGAACCTCAGTCGTTTGTGGCACAAAGTCAGGCATTGATAAACGTTTTTCGATTGCCGTCAATAATGGGCGCAATGAAAAATCCACTAGTGAGCGCCGTTCGTTGATCGAATTTGAATAAGTCATTGACGTCGTCTCGGCGCTCAAGAAGTAAGCTGGGATTCCAGCTGCTCGAGCCAATTCTAGCGCGACATACTGACGAGCTTCCGCTAATTGTAAAGATTTTGGATCGTAACCAAATTCTTTTAAATCAACATCGGCATTAAGAAAAGCTGTTGAACGAGATTGACGAGCTGTTCGCCAAGCGGAAAGTAGAGCGGAAACTCTCTCAGCGGTTAAATTTGTACCGTTTGATTTAAGAACCATCGATGGATTTGGTTCTTTCGCGTAATTGACTGCTGCGTTTTCAAGATAAACGGCAGCGGCAACTGTTTTACCAGCGCGGTGTAAAAATCCTTCATCATAGCCGTCAAAACGAATAATTGAACCAATGCCTTGTAATGGAACGGAAATACCATCAACTTTGTAGGATTCAATCATTGTATTTTTCGAATTTGTATCGACGGTTACGCGATTGGGAGCAATGCGAGTCCAAGCGCGAACCTTTCCGCCGTCAGTTGCAGAATACATTTCGAGAACTTGTCCGTAACCGACGCCATAAAGCCAAATATCCTCAGCAAGCCAAGTATAAATAAGCGAACCCGGAACTCTGGGATCTGGTTGATTGATAACGCGGATTGGATCGACGTGTTCACCAGTTAATTTGTTGTATTGCTCCAACGGTAGTGAGCCAGTAGTTCCGCAAATGATATTTCTGGCTCGAGCAATAGATGGAACGCTCATTGCTAGTTGACGGGTTGTATTAGTTCCGCCGCCAAGGAAGTTGTAAACCGAATCGCTAATTTGAACGGGAGTTAGCGCGGCAGTTACATCGCTTGTCTTTTCTGGAGTCTTAGCAATGACTTGTGGAAAGAAGAAATCTCTGATAGCGCCCATTAAGCCTAAATTGTAATGGGTGTGTGCTACACAAATACAATATCGACACCGTCATTTGCTTTTGTGGCGTAATGAGTTGCCATAGCCGATGCGACGGCTCCACAAATAATTGCATTTGATACTTTACGACCCATTACCCAACCGCCGTCACCGAAAGGCAACTTGACAGCGGCTAGGCAATGTTTCGTCAGTTCATCCTGTCCGGAATGAACTAATCGCTGAGACGAGATTGCTCCCAGTAACTCATCGCAGCTTTGCGCATAGTCAAGACCGTCGATAGGTTCAGTCCTAATCCCGGCAGGTGCTAATCGCGCAGCAACGGCCGAAGCGGTTCGGGCAGAATAGGCGACCAATTGGACCGGATATTTTCGCACCCATTCCGCTAGGTCGTTAGCCAAGGCTTTATCATCAAGGTTAGCTGGATTGTGCCAAGTTTGTAACAGGATAACTTGGAACTTATCTCCCTCGAGCTTTTGACTAGCTACTAAAGCCGCTTGTTTGCGGTCAGGACTGAGATCAATAGCCAACCAAGTATCTGATTCAGGATTGAGTCGAAGCCCCTCAACTTTACAACTCTCCCACTGAGACGGATTGATAACTGGATTGATTGTATCGACCCATTGACATAAGACTTCTGTGCGCACAATATCTTCGGGGTCTGACAGCACTGCTCGGATATTATCCGGATGAACCGTGTAACCTAATGACGGATTGGCTTGGCAGACGCCTAACCAAAAGTCTGATGAGTTATCGAATTTAATTCCATTAGGCGCGCTCCATTCGAACCAACCAATGTCGTCGTTGCCACCGTGGATGGCCGCCATCGCTCTTTCCCGTAATTTGTTGAGCACAATGGAATGTTGATCGCCAGCATTCGAGTAGACCCATATTTGAGGATTGGCGGAAGCCATTTGGGTATAACGCAAGGCAGACCATACATCCTCGTCTTTGTATTCCCGAGCTTCATCTAAGTGGATAGTTTCGGGTGCCGCGATTCCTCGACCCGCTGAATTATTGGCTCTTACAATATAACGACGGCCTTCGGTAAATTGCAATTCTTGAAATCCTTTAGATTCGAGCTTCTTAGTAAATTCGGCAGCTAGCCTCGGGGTTTGTTCAATAATTCCATAGATCTTGTAGAACAATTCGGCAGAGGTTGTGAGCTTGTGAGCCGTATGAACTTGTAGCTTTTCTTTAAGAACGTAAATCCTAAATAAAATTTGAAGCGCCATAAAGGTCGATTTTCCTTGTTGACGTGCGCACAAAAGGGTTACTACTGGATGAGCCCATCGGCCATCCGGCTTGTATTTAAGCGAGTGGTGAGCTAGCCATTGTTGCCAAGGAAGCAATTCAAAGCCAATTTCTTCGCAAAATCGAATCATAGCCTCGCCGTGAGAGGGTAAATCACTCAATTTTGTATGAATACGAGGGTTTGGCACACCACGGTAAGCCGATTCATCCCTAACCCGGGCTAGAACCTTCGAATCACTCCCAGAGTCGGCCAAAGGCTCACTCATAATGCCGGACGCTTCCATTTTCAGGGAAAATCTTCCCAAT